CAAGGTCAAGTCTTTACGCAAATACAGGTTATATGTTCTATGAGACGGCGCAAGGGTTTAACTTTAGAAGTTTAGAGTCTATGCTAGCAATAGGTGGTGCAAAGGCAAGACCAAGTAGATGGTCATTTTACCACCAATTGAACAACGTACAACCTGATAATGTGGTCATGCAGATGAACAGTGTAAAACGATATGAGATACACAGTCCGGTCAATATGGATGAAACAATTAATTCAGGTGCATTTGCCAGTCGCCTGATTACAGTAGACCATTTTAACAAGAAGGTGGCAACCAATGATTTTGATTACAGCGCCAACTTCCATAAGAATTTTCATACTGAACACACTAACGGAGACAAATCAGATAATAAAATGATATTGCCATTACATAAATTTGGTGATACAAACAAGGATTTGTCACAAATGCCAATGGCCAAGTTAATGGTGCATAGTGAGACAGCAAAGAAACATGATAGTTATGATGATATACCACAAACAGACCTGGTACAATCACAGAATAGTCAACGAATCATGTTAATGCAAAACAATATAGTCATGTTGGTCAATGGTATTACCTTGTTAAGATGTGGTGACATTGTAGATTTCAATATGCCATTGATGAGACCAGTATTAGACAAGAAAGAAGAGACCAATCCATATCATGCAGGACGATACCTAATTAAATCTATTAAACATACAATATCAGTAGAGGCAGGTAAACATGACATGGTATTACATTGTATGAAAGATTCAGTAGCGTCACCATTACCAGTAGAGACAAACGCAGTACAGATTACACCAAAGGATAGGTCAACGGCCAGTACAGTTTACCAAGAAGACGAGGCAATCTTAGCCCGCCTTTCAGATAGTATGGGAAGTACATAATGTTTAAGTTCCGATTTCCGACAGTAGCTGGCAACCTCTGTATATATGAGATAAGTAATAATGAAACAAGTAAAGGTTAAGCAGGTATGATAGGTAAAGTATATGAGATAGCCAACGAGATACTACGAGGTAGGACTGATAAGAGAAAACAATCAGCATCCTCTCAAAGGTCAGAGGCCAAGTTTCTACGAGACTTATCACACAATACACCGAATAGTGACATGTTTGATGAGTTAGGTAAGTATGAGTGGATGGACTATGAGGGTCTTAAACGAGATTCTAGTGGAATGCGAAATGCTTTAAATAGATACGGAAATAGAAGTTTACGCACTTGGAACGTATTGATACCATTGAGTATTTTAATTGTAGGATTGGGAGTTTTACTTTGCGTATGAAATATTTAAATAGTCGTTTATTGCGTATAGCAAGCGTATTAAAAGGCGACATATATGAAGGAAAAATAAATGGCTGACGAGAATTTTTTAGGACGGAATGGGTTTTATACCTTTACTGGCGTTGTTGAGGACAGGCAAGACCCTCAATATGCAGGCCGTTTACGTGTTCGTTGTATAGGAATTCATACAGATGACAAGCAGACATTACCAACGGCCGACTTGCCGTGGGCCAGTATCATAATGCCTGTTACATCTAGTGGGATATCAGGTCTTGGTGAGTCTCCGTCTTTCCTTGTTGAGGGAACGTGGTGTTTTGGGTACTTTAGAGACGGCATATCGCAACAGGAACCAGTGGTATTGGGCAGTTTACCTGGCCGGCCATCAGAGTTATCTTCTCCTTCTAAAGGTTTCTATGACCCTAACGGTGTTTATCCCAAGTATAAGGATGAGACGGATGTAAATAGGTTGGCCGTTAATGGTGTGGATGAACATCTTTCTTTGACATTACGTAAGCTGGCACGTACTACAGGTATCGCAACGGCAGACTTTAATAGTAAGACTAATGCTGATTCGTCTGTAATGGAGGCAAGTGATTCGGATACATGGGACCAGCCAGAAATCCCTTACAATGCAACTTACCCTTACAATCATGTATATGAGACCGAATCAGGCCATATCAGAGAATATGACGACACGAAGGACAATGAACGTATCTATGAGGCCCACATGTCAGGCACCTCATATGAAATAGACAAAGACGGTAATAAGGTAGATATAATAAAGGGCAGCCATTATACCATAGTTTCAACCAATAGTCAAGCACAAATACGAGGCAATTCGGATATCACACTAGATGGCAGGCACAAGTTATATATTAACAAGAGTGGTCAATTAAATAACCATTATGATATACAAGTAGGACCTAATGCAAGTATTAATATACAAGTTGACACAGGCGATATAAACCTAGTCACAGTAGCAGGCAAGGTAAATGTCAACGCAGGTGGTGACTATAACCTCAAGGTTGGTGGTAATATGACTGTAGATGTAGAAGGCCATTACTTAGAGAACGTCAGCGAGACAAGAACACAGAATACTACCAAAGAGTCAGTCATAAGAGGTAGAAGAATAGACCTAAACCCTTAAGCTGGCCACAAGGCCACCATGGAAAAGCGCTATAAGTTTTTGGCTTTGATTCGCTAAACTATAAATGCAATAACGTCCCTTAAACTTATATTTAACTGGATAAATATTATCACAGGAATTCCTGGAGGCCAAAATAACTCGTCCAGGATTTGATACAACAATATGAAGAGGAATGATTAAAACATGGGATTCGTAAACGGGAACAGAATGTGTTCCATCAAACTTACAAATGACGCAGTATGGGTATTAAGTGACCTTTATAAGAAATGGCACGGTGCGAAATATACAATAGTACAGAAAATACCTAATACAAGCAATCCGGTTCTTTACGGTGTCAATCCTTCAAAAAAGGATTTCTTTGGGTCACTCAACGTAGAAGTCATGCATTTGAGACAAGTTCTATGTATGAGTGAAGAAGTCTATAACGAGTTAAAATTTAAAACATTAGATGTCAAACTTACAATAGATGGTTATGTATTGTTTAATTGGTTTGACTCTTATACAAAGGATAATGAAAATGAATAAATTAAGAAAGATATTATGGTTTAGTTTAGGTATGTTATTAGTAGGTATTGCTATCATAGGTGTTTATCTACCTGGTCTACCATGGTCTACACCGGCCGTTGGCGCAGCCTTTTGTTTTGCAAAGTCAAGCAAACGTATGCACGATTGGATTATGAACCACAAACTCTTTGGCCCTTTCATAAAGAATTGGTCTACAAAGAGAGTGTTTCCTACAAAGTTTAAATATGCAATGATTCTGACAATGATGTCTTCATTGTTGATTATGTATTTCACTACAGGTAATATGAAAGCAATTATGTGGACAGGTGGCGCAATGGCTCTCTGTGCTATATGGGGTTGGAGATATCCAGGTAGTGTTGAGGAACATAAACGCAGAAAAGTCGCAGGTGAGAGGATTGCATGGATAAGATAAAAGGTTTAGGGAAATACGTTCTAGGGATATTCGTTATCTTTACGTTCTTCTTTGCGTTGGCCTGTTTACTTAACTATATGCAAGGTACATTATAATCTGTCGCAGCCTTGTGAGGCTGCTTGATGTTATACATAACGGTGTAGTTCCGTCAGGAAGCTCCTAAGTACCTCTGGAAATCCGGAAAAGACAAACTCACTAAATATTCCATGGACTTACAACATGGAGTGTTACTGCTCCTGATAGGCATTCCCTTGTACGTAGTAATAATGTGTATTATACTATACGTAGAATCACCAAAGAGAATACAACCTAAAGAGGAACGAAACGCCTTACAAGAGTTTAATTCACGTTTATAAATAGGTGTATGAGTATGATGATTATATTATTAGGATTTTTGTGGTATCAATTCATAAGCGTATTAGGCCTTTCTATTGGTCTACATAGATATTTTGCACATAAGCAATTTTCTTATAAGTATATGTCTTCTTTTATGGAGACTGTAACCTTGTTTCTATCCTTACTAGCAGGCTCACGGTCACCATTAGGTTGGATTGGCGCTCATAGAATTCATCACAGGTATTCTGATACAAACAAAGACCCACATAGTCCTTTACATAAAGGGTTTCTTAAAGTTCTTTTCAATCAATGGAAAGTTCGTAATATTCCTATGCGTTATGTAAGAGACTTGTATGATAATAAAAGAATAATGTTTTTCCATAACTACTGGTTGTTTATATGGATAATCGCCGGACTCGTCACTCTGATGGTGTCTTGGAAATTCTTTTTTATATTCGTAGTATCGCCTTTCGTGTATGGCTTTCTATCTTTCGGTATTTTCAATGCCTTAGGCCATTCTAATGGTAAACCAGTGACCAATTCTTTTATTAATCTATTGTCTGGTGGCGAAGGCCCACATGACGTTCATCATAAAAACTCAAAACAAATTAAATTAAGTAAATACGATATATCAGGAATTATAATTGAAAAGTGTTTAAGATAATTGAGAAAGCACCACCACAATGGTTGCTTGATAACATAGCAAAAGGTAATGACAAACTAAAAGTCAATTACACATACGAGAGACTCAAACTACCACAGATGTTGTGTTTCTGTACGTTAATGTATAATGATGACATAGTTGGTTTTTCAGGTCTACAGAAATGGGAAAATAATACTGCTAGAGTTAATAGTAGATGTTATATTACACCAGAGTTTAGACAGTATAAAGTAAGAGGTGAGAGAGTACGTTATCCATGGAAATATCTAGCACCTTATCAAATACGTATTGCAGAAGATTTAGGTTATACAAAGTTGTTTTGGTCTACAGAGTTATATAAACGACCAGGTAAAACAATGGCACTAACAATAGAATATGCAAAACAATATTTACCAGAGGGTTGGTCTTATAATCAACTTGAAGGCAAACATGATGTAAACGGAGTTCAACAAGAAGTATGCGAGATATTGAAATCATAGATAACATAGAAAGTTTAGATGACGCTAAACAATATATGTCAAAATATGGTACAGTCAAAGATATGATTGACCTGCCTGAAATTGGTAAAAAAGAAACCATAGATATACCAAATCAGTTATGGCACCAAGATGGCCTACAGACAGAAAGTCAACCTAATTATCAAGCGTTATGGTGTAAGTATGCAGAAGATAAATGTCCTACTACACAATACATTTCTTCTAGGATATCAGATGAGTTAGGTAAGAAGTATGAGGGTCTTAAATGTAAATTCAATTTTAAGAAACCAATAGACGAAGGTAGATTCTATAAGTTTGATACTAAACTAGACCAACGATTGTATTTAAGAAGAATCTATAAAGGCGATAAAGAGATTATTGGTAAAGATGACCAAGGTTACTTCACACGTTGGAATGAAATGGCCGTTTTGAATAATGATATTTACAAAGAATTAGAAAGTGCTGTTATGTCTAACGAAGTACAAGAAGTTAAGTGGAAGACAAACAGATTGGTTGTAGCAAATAACTTTACTACATTACACAGACGAACACCATTTACATATCCTGATGGTGAACGAATTATCTTTCGTGCTTACGTGAATTAAGTATAGTGTAAATAACTACCTAAAATATACTTTGGTGTTTTGATTGGTTTATGACCAGCATGTAAATATGTCCATGTAGGTGGAAACATTAATAACTTACCAGTCTTTGGTTGTACTTTCATATCGTAATTACTAAAAGAAGTCCAACCCTCTTCATTGTCATTTAGATATAAAAAGAATACCAAGAAACGTCTTGCTGTTTCATAGTTGCCTACATCTACATGTTCTTTGAATTCATCTAGGTCGTTAGGTTCATATTTCTTAAACCTCATTTGTTCCCATCCAAAGTGTGTAGGCCATTGTGTAGGTCCTATGCCTACATCTTTAGCATACCTTTTCACATAAGGTGTTAAATGTTGATAGAGGTCAGCAACTATATTCTTCCAATCGTCATGTTGATTTAGATTGATTTCTGTAAAGTTACGGTGACCTTTGAGATTAGTATTGACTTGTTGGTCTTTGTTGATTTCAAACTTTTCAATCAGTTGTTTACAAATAGACCTATCTAATACTTCTTCATATTCTCTAATATAATTTTCCATAATATCTCCAATATACACTATTTAGTTTGGTGTGGCAATGCTGGTTTATAAATAGTGCTTTGATGTATAAGCGTCAAAAAAAGAAACCTAAAAAGAAACCAAATAAGCAACCTTTTGGTTATCAACCCAATAATCCACTTACTCTATATCTGTATCGCCTTAAAGTCTTGGTCAAATAAGTGTACTAAATAATGGATGGAAAAATTTTATGAGGAAGTCCCTTTATCAATTGACATTGACCGACTTGGTAAATCATACTTTGATTTTAAACATCATTTAGGTTTTAGAACAGACGACAAACGCAATATAGATTTCAATGCTATTTGTGTTAACAGAATACCTGGTGACGAATCATCTATACAAGGTGGTAACGTTAGAGGTTTGTATTGGACAATGCCTGATACAACCAATGTAGAAGAACAACGATTAGAACCTGTTAAAGAACATTTATATACTGAAATATGTCCTGAATTTAAAGGCACATATATTGAAGAAGTATATAACATCATCACAAAAAAATTTAAATTAGGAAGAGTACGTCTTTTGATGAAACCACCAAGGTCTTGTTTATCTTGGCATAGGGATCCTGAAATGAGATTACATATTCCTATTATAACTAATAAAGGTTGTATCATGGTAATAGAAGATACAGCGTTTCATATGCCAGCAAATGGTAATGGTTATATTACAGATAACACAAAGTATCATAACTTCTTTAACGGCTCTGAATTTGATAGAGTTCATTTAGTCGCCACAGTATTAGAACACAATTGTGGCATGGATTGGCAAGATGAAGTGAAATACGAGTGTTGTAAACTTTGTTGATTTCCTTTTACAATTTATTGACTCGATTTACAAAATAGCTGTAAATCCTGTAAACTTTGAATCATAAGTATTCCTATGGACGAAGAATTAAAATACTTAGAAGAGAAGCATAATAGAGGCGTATTTGTCAATGATGATAACCACGATTGGGGTGGTTGTCCTTCTACTTATGAAGAAGACGAAAAAAAAGAGGAGTAAAACTCCTCTTTCTAAAGACTTACAGGCCACGATTAACGACTTACGCACAACTGCTTTATATCTCCTTTTGGTTGTTGTTTGCTGTGATTAGCAACTACATCATTTTCAATCTCCTTTCAAGCATAAAAATCTCTGCTTAGTTTTGTTGGTGTGATTGGTGCTTCCTGCCGGACTTGAACCGGCACGGCTTTATCGCCCACAGATTTTAAGTCTGTTATGTCTACCATTTCCATCAAGGAAGCATAATCAATATTACCTCGTTCATATTCAATATGAATATAAAAATCATTTAACTCTTTTGTTGTTTCTGGTTGTATCATAGTAACGCCAATT